GGCGCAGATGTCAATTGATGCGTTATTTGAAACAATCTCCAGAACGCCGCCCCTTGCAATTCCTGAAGAGTATACTCGTTCAATGGATGGGCTTGCTCGTGGTCAAATTCCTTGGCCACTTGTCATCCCACAACATGGTCTTGGAGATCATATCCGCTCAATCTCAAGTGCTGTTGATGACGCTCTTGAAATCCTCGGTGACTACGCAACAACTCTTGCTGCATCACGTCGAATCCTTTCCCTGCTGCAACCTTGCAGAATTGATCTTCATGCACTGCGACATGAGCAAGGAAAGTCAAACTCAAGCGCTCTTGACTCATTTGAACCAGGACCGGACTCGATGTGTCAGGTACCAGTCTATTCACATGCAACGTCAACAGGTCGATTGACCATTCACGAAGGTCCAAGAATTCTAACTCTGCAAAAAAATCATCGCAGGATTCTAGCCAGCAGATTCGATGGCGGTCATGTGATGCAAGTTGACTTTGTGTCCCTGGAGCCCCGAGTCCTACGTCTTCTTCATGCCATGATTGCACCCATCGACCTGTACGCTGATGTATCTGATAGGCTCGGGGGGGCTGCCAGCCGCCGTCAGGTAAAGCTTGCCACATTAAAACTTCTATATGGCTCATCGCGAGCCAGCATCTCTGAGGATGTCGGCACAATCAGCTCATCAGCAATCAGACAAATTGAGGACTACTTCGGGCTGTCAAACTTACGATCAAAGCTTGCGTCTGAGTTTGGAAAGCGCGGCATCATAAAAAGTCATTGGGGCAGGCCGCTCCCAGAGGCAACAGAATCCCACCTTTTTGTTTCACACTTTGCGCAATCCACGGCGGTTGATGTCTCGCTTGGGGGATTTAGCAGCATCCTTGATAAGATTATCGAGAGCGATCTTGACGTTGTTCCGTGCTTTGTCCTGCATGATGCCTTGCTCGTTGATGTTCATCCGTCATCTCTTGATCGTTTGTCTGAGATTGTGACGGAAGGAATAGACATTGAAGGACTTGGTCACTTTGAAGTTTCTCTGTCACCAGCATATCTAGATAAAGAGGGCGAATGAGCGAAATACGTAAAAAGCTTGAATCTAAGGTGAAGGGCTTTGGCTCCACTCCGCCTAACTGGACATCATCCGGTCTTGGAAAAGCTGATCGTAGACCTTCTGAGATGCTTCGTGATCTTGGTGTTGGTTCTTTCAGAGGAAAGGGCGAAGATTGGCTTCAAGATATCTACGATCTGCTGCGGATTGTTGTCAAGTCAAGGATACTGCAGTCTCTCTACAGCGAGCCAATCCCATACCGCGCGCAGGCGGGCATCGGCTTAACAGCATCACAGGATCTATACAGCTTCAGCGTTCCAGTCATGCTTCGAATGATCAAGTCAGTCCTGTGGGCTGCAGAACAGGTTGGAATCATTGCGATGCCATCACGTCTGGCTGTTGATGCTTATCCAGACGGTAAAGGTGTTTGGGTACATCTCAAGTAACAAACACTTGAAAAATCATTGTGCGTTGCCAATAATACATCATGATGAATGAACGTGAACTTACAGAGTTGTGGACAAGTTACACAAAGCTTGCAGATAAGATTACCGAGCATGGACGTGGTGTCTCTCTTCTTATTGAAGAACTTGGCGATCGTATCCTGATGTGTCCAGCCGAACCCCGAAATGATAGTCCAGGCTGCGAGCCAGGCGGGCTTGTGCAGCAGGCAATCAAAGTTGCAAAAGGAATGAAGAGAATCAACGATGCATTCGAGATGGGAGCATCAACGGAGTCAATCCTCACTGTTGGTCTTCTTCATGAGATTGGAAAAGTTGGTAGCATCAACGAGCCGTACTTTCTCGAAGAAGAAGAATCGTGGCGTCGTGAAAAGCTTGGCTCATTCTATAAGCCAAATGAACAGATTTCCAAAATGACAATTCCTGAGCGCTCTATCTTTCTTTTACAGCACTTTGGCGTCAAGCTTTCTGATGAGGAGTTTATGGCAATTCGTGGTCCTAGCCGCTCTCCTGACTGGGTTGAAAATCGCCTTGCACCAACGGCTGAGCCAACACTTACAATTCTTCTTCGCTCAGCAAGAGATATTCTCATCCGAAAGGTCGGATCGAAATAATTAAAAGTATGAAGACACTAAGCAAAAACGCTCTCAGGACAATGATTATTGAAGCTCTTTCCAGACTCAAGAGATGTCCTGACTGCGGAGAAGCTTACGACATGGAAGAGAATCACAGTTGCGGTATGGATGAGTCTGACGCTGATTCCGAGCTTGATGAGTTCTCAGGTGCAGGCGCTGTTGCTGGTTACACTCTGCCACTCGGTATGCGTCCTCCAGGACCTCACAGCGATATCGCGTCGGTTGCCCGCCGTTCTTTCGGTGGTATCGATCATAAAAAGAAAAAATCCAACCGTTGAAAATTTAGAAATAACACTTTATAATCTCCCTATGTTCTGGCTCGAAAGGCGGAATATAGGGCAACCCAACGGAGGGGAGGCGAAAGCTGAAACTTCGTTTTTAACAATCAATCAAATAAAATAGGAAAAAATACAAATGGCAATCGATTTAGACGCAATTCGTCGCAAGCTTGGTGAGCTCTCCGGCAAGAATAACAAGCGCGACCAGCAGTGGAAGCCTGAGGAAGGCAAGGAGTATACGGTTCGTCTTCTCGCGTTCCAGAACAATGACGGTCAGCCCTTCAAGGATCGTCACTACTACTACAACGTCGGCACAAATCCCGGTATTCTTTCTCCGTTTCAGTTCGGAAAGCCTGATCCTATCAAGGAGCTTCGAGGGAAGCTCTATGATGAAGGCAGCGACACAAGCCGCGAGCTTGCCAAGAAAGTTGCTCCAAAAATGCGAACCTTTGCTCCTGTGGTTGTGCGTGGTGAGGAGGACAAGGGCGTTCGAATCTGGGCATTTGGCAAGATGGTTTACCAGGATATCCTAAATCTCATGCTTGATGAAGATTACGGTGACATCACCGATCCTCTAGAGGGTCGTGACATTCGCGTCTCTGTCCAGAAGCTTCCTGGTAAGCAGTTTGCCGATACCAAGATCTCACCTCGCGCAAAGATTGAGCCGCTTAGTCGTGATTCTGCAACTGCAAAGAAGTGGATTGATTCGATCCCCGAGGTAGATGAAGTTTCCAATCTGAAGTCATACGAAGAAATTCAGAAGCTTGTAAATGACTGGATCAACGGTGGCGCGACAGGCGATACTGGAACGACACGCGGTGGCGGGGGTTCGAACACCGGTGGGAATGAATCTTCTTCACGCTTTGAGTCAAAGTCCGATAAGTTGTCGTCTTTTGATGATGATGTGAAGCCAGTCAAGAAGACAAACGGTGGTCCAAAGGCTGCGTCACGTGATCTTGACGATGCATTTGCAGACCTTGAGGATGCTGGGTTCTAATCGCTCTCTAAGATGGTCATAAAGGCAAGGATGCTAAAATGTCCTTGCCTTTTTTCATTTATCAATTAAAATAATCTAGGAGAACAAATGGCAAAGAAAGATAGCACAGCCGCGATGAAAACAATTGCAGATGATTTTACCAGCGATCTCATCTCATCTCTTAATAAGGAGCACGGATCACGGATCGCATATAATCTGTCAATTGACACATCACCAGCCCATGTAAAGCGCTGGATTTCCAGCGGATCCAGACAGATTGATCTCATTGTTGCCAATAAGGCGAACGGTGGACTTCCGGAAGGTCGTATTGTTGAGATTTTTGGTCCACCATCAATTGGAAAGAGCCATATTGCAACCCAGATTGCTCGCAGCACGCAGCAAATGGGTGGTATCGCGGTCTACATTGATACCGAAAACGGCACTTCGGTTGAGAACCTTGCAGCGTTGGGCGTTGACGTCAGCAAGCGCTTTGTCTACGTTGACACCCACTGCACAGAGGAGGTACTTGACATTGCCGAGAAGACAATCCTAAAGGCAAAGGCAATGGCAAAGGATGTTCCAATCACAATCATTTGGGATTCAGTGGCAGCGTCGTCCCCGAAGGCCGAACTTGAAGGTGCCTATGACAAGGAAACCATCGGCCTCCAGGCCCGCGCAATCTCGAAGGGCATGCGAAAGATCACCGGGGTCATTGGGGACCAGAACGTCCTTTTCGTTATCCTCAACCAGATCCGCACAAAAATCGGTGTGATGCACGGCGATCCAACCACAACCCCTGGCGGGATGGCGATTCCTTTCCACGCTTCGGTCCGACTCAAGCTTGGCGCAGGCTCACACATCGAGAACAAGCAAGGTGAGGCAATAGGTATCAACGTCTGGGCAAAGACAATCAAGAATAAGGTTGCCCCTCCGTTCCGTAAGGTTCAATTCCGGATCATTTTCGGTAAAGGTATCGAAGAGCATGAGGAGGTTTTTGACGTCCTTCGAGAGCACGGTCCTGACATGATCAACAACCATCAGGTGTCAGTCGAAGGCACAAGCTCTTGGAAGACGATAAAAGTGACAAATGAGAAGAACGAAAATATCATTGAGAAGAAGTTCTACAAGGCTGATTTTGGTGACATGTGGAAAGATCCACAGTACAAGCCTTGGATTGATGGACTTCTTGAAAAGTCGCTCATCAGGACAGCTGTCTCTACCTCTGACATTGACATCGATCCTGAGTCATACGAGGAAATGCGCGCGCTACGTAGTCAAATGACAGGCGATATCGATCCGGAGGCTTGATGTTAGGCGGAAGACCAACTATTCTTTGCGATGGCTTGAATATCTTTACAAGACATTTTTGTTCAAATCCAACTTTAGGAGCAAACGGGCAAGCTGTCGGTGGAATAGTTGGTTTTCTAAATGAGCTTGGTCAAAAATCTGACTTTCTCTGTCCACGACGCATTATTGTTGTCTGGGAAGGCGGCGGCTCAACAAAACGGCGCGCTCTCTTCTCAGACTACAAGGCAAAGCGAAAACCGCAGAAGCTCAATAGGTACTATGAAGGAGAAATTCCTGACACAATCGGCAATCGCAACTGGCAAGTCTCAACGCTTGTCCAGATTCTAAAATTGCTTCCAGTCCAGCAGAGCTACGTAACCGATTGTGAGGCTGACGACGTCATTGCTTACATTGCGCGATACCGTCTGAAAGAAGACCCGTGCGTAATCATGTCCTCCGATAAAGACTACTACCAGCTTCTTGACGATCGTGTTAGAATTTGGAGTCCTACTTCTAAATCATTTGTTCATGAGCAAGATGTTGTCACTCGATTTGGATGCACAGCAAAAAACTTTGTCTCTGCTCGATGTTTCATTGGTGATAGCTCAGATGGGATTCCTGGCGTAGACGGTGCTGGCTGGAAAACTATGGCCAAACGCTTTCCAGAGATTGCTGGTGAGGCCTTGCTATCCACGGATGACATCGTATCAATGGCAACCGCTCGCGCCTCTCCAAAAGGCCCGCAGGTGTATAGAAGCATTATCGATGGGGCAGCAAAAGCAAGGCTAAATTGGCAACTTATGAATCTGGACGTTTCGTCGTTGTCTGGAAATCAAGTTGGAAAAATTGAATCGGGGCTTGAATCATTCATACCAGCAGCACATAAAATGGATTACCTACGCTGCATCGTCAAGTCAGGCATCAATAACTTTGATCGAGAACGCGTTTTCTTTCAGCTGACAAGCAACCTTCTTCATATTTAAGAGTACAAATGAGTCTAAATGATATCAATGCTGGCGACGCACTTTTTCGTCAGTATGGCAAGCGTTTTCAAGAGCAAATTTTTCAAAGCTTATTGTCGGACCAGCTCTGGGCTGCGCAGATGATTGAGGTTATGAAGCCTGATTACTTCGACCTGAAGTATCTTGCTTTTCTGACCGATAGATATTTCAAGCATTTCGGCAAGTATAAGTGCTTTCCGACCATGCAGCTTCTTGTTTCGATCATTAAAGATGATCTTGTCTCAGGCCCAGACGCAATTCTCAAGGATCAAATCATTGAGTTTCTGCACCGCATGCGCGCAAACCCGGACCCTGGTGATCTTGGTTACGTAAAGGAAAAGTCTCTTGACTTTTGCAAGCGACAGGCTTTTCGTGAGGCACTTGAGAAGGCAGTTGAAATGGTCGCAACGGACAAGTTTGAATCAGTCGTTGACCTAATGAAGAAAGCAGTCTCTGTTGGCATGGCAAATACAACTGGTCATGATTTCTTTGAAGATGCGGAGGCTCGTTTTGTCAAGATTAATCGTAACCCGTGTCCAACAGGTCTTGATGTCATTGACAGCAAGGAGATTCTACGAGGCGGGCTCGGTCGTGGTGAGCTTGGGGTTGTTGTGGCCGCGACCGGTGTAGGAAAATCACATTGGCTTGTTGCAATGGGGGCCCATGCCCTCAAGATCGGTAAGAATGTTGTTCATTACACATTTGAGCTTACAGAGACTTCCGTTGGGCTTCGTTATGATTCAAACCTTTGTGGTGTCTCTTCAAGCGATGTTCCAGATATGAAAGACGAGATCTTGAAGCAGTATGAGACAATGGATCTTGGACGGCTCATCATCAAAGAATATCCAACTGGCGCCGCAACTGTCCAGACTCTTCGAAACCATATCGAAAAGCTAAGCCTGAAGGGCTTTGTTCCAAGCGTCATCATCATCGATTATGCTGATATTATGAGATCCTCACGAACGTTTGACTCGCTTCGACATGAGCTAAAGCTTGTTTATGAGGAACTTCGAAATTTGGCAATGGAGCTAAATCTTCCAATCTGGACAGCATCACAATCAAATCGTGAAGGATCAAACGCAGAGGTTGTTGGTCTGGAGAATATGAGCGAGGCATATGGCAAGGCAATGGTCGCTGACGTTGTGATGTCACTGTCAAGAAAGCCGTCAGAAAAAGCAGACGGGTCTGGCCGTCTTTTTGTGGCAAAGAATCGCGCCGGAAAAGATGGCGTTCTTTTTCCTATTCACATCGACACATCCCAGTCTAGAATAAAAATTCTTGATGAAAGCAGTCTAACCCTGTCAGAATCGATGAAGCAAGATGATAATGATGCAAAGAAGCTTCTTAGAAAAAAGTGGCTTGAAGTTACCGGAAACAAATAAGGAACATAATGACTTATAGCAATGATGAGGTGCTACGCAGGACAAGCGAGTATTTCAACGGAGATGAACTAGCACCTGACGTATTTTTGAAATATGCTCTTCACAACAGCGAAGGTGCTCTTCTGGAGGCTGATCCTGACCAAATGCATCGTAGACTTGCAGCGGAGTTTGCAAGAATCGAGTCCAAGTATCCAAACCCAATGAGCTCAGATCAGATTTACGAACTTTTCAAGAACTTTGGTGATGTTGTTCCGCAGGGCTCTCCAATGTCAGGCGTCGGGAATCCGTATCAGCTGCAGTCACTTTCTAACTGTTTTGTGGTTGAAAAGCCGCACGACAGTTACGCTGGTATTCTTTTCACAGATCAAGAGCAAGTT